CAACCAGCACTGAAATCAAGGATGGTTTCTGCCTTAAACATATCGTAGATTGCTTTTGCCACATTTGGTTTAAACTGGGAACAGATATATTTTCGTAGAGCTAACATTACTCGTAACGTTGACTTGTCCATCTTTGGAACTTTGAGTGAGTATGCACTTCCCATTAATGAAGTCATAAACTTTTTACTTTCCCAAGTTCGTTTTGGACCTGGTGATACTGAACCATCTACTGACCATCTGTTTTCAATCTGGAAATAATTACTACAACTATTTCCTACATTTAGTCGTCTAAACATTAACTGCTTTCCATCGTAGTTTAGATTATAACTATACTTGGTGCCCTCTCTTGCATACCACTCACCCTCTACCATTATTTCATTCCACTTCATACCTTTTAGTTTTTGGAAATCTCTATATGCTCTCTTTTCGGTTAAATCAGGATATGGAAGTGGATATGTCATTGCTACCGTGGCAAGACTTTCTTTTACATCTTGTTTTTCAAATGTTTCTTTTATGTATTCCCAATCTTTCTCGTCTATTTTGAGATAGGGCTCCATATTGTAAAATTTGTCAAAGTAATCTATATACATTAAAAGAACTCGTGTTTAATTGTTTGTTTCATTTCATTTTTTATTCTATTGTAATATTCTTGACCATATCGTTGAATGATGGAATCTTTAGATTGTAACCAAATCTGATGAACCACGTTGTCTATTTCGTCATCGAGTATTAATTCTTCTCGTTTGTTGTGTTTTCTCACTTTTGGTTTTAGTTTATAATGATACTTTCCTTCCACTATCTTATCCAATTCATAATGTTGTGATTTAGGACAATGTAAGTATCCCCAATTATTCATCACTAATCTATTAGACTTGTTTTCTACTAATGGATACAACTTACAAAATACTGGTCTGTCATCTCCTAAACTACAACCTGTATTGTCATCTTCCAATAACTTACAACAACCGTCTTGCTTCCATTCCAATTCAAGGTCTAATCCATATTTTTTTTGATAGAATTCTTGTTCATCTTCCGAAATTTCAACATGAAACGTTGGATGATTACAGCAGCCGAAGTTGCATAGCCCGCACATTATTTTCTTTTCTAGCCAGGATTTAGAAAAAGTTGTGCTTAACTTGCTCATGTTTCCTTCTTAATTCTCTATCTATAATCATTTCGTATTCTGATTTATGCCATTTGATTGGTTCGATATAACTCAAATCATATTCCTTAATCCCAACATCCCAAAATAACACATTTTCAGATGGTTCTATGTTCTTAACCATCCAATCCCATGCCTTTGCTTCGTATGTTTGATCAAGTGGTAATGACTCATCAAGTTTTAGTTTATGTTGGTATGGATAATCTGACTGAACAACTTTAAAATCTCCGTCAAATTTGTGACGATCATTGAGACGATCATACCACATTTTCTTGTTTTTATACACATAACCACTTAATGCTACAGGATATATCGTTTTAATATTCTTATTATACAACTTACAACCCATAGCTACACCCAACATAGACAAACCACTCCCAGCGATCCCCACCACAGTCTCTACGTGATCCGGAACATTTTTGACTTGTTGGGCAATAGTTTTCATTACTTGTCGTCCATTCATACCAAATTTTATCTGAAAATAACCCGTTTCACCTACTAATTTCTTGGCATCAAGTTCTGGACCCGATATATTCTGATTACCTACTCCATATACCTTGGCACCAAACTTCTGTGCCAATGACACATTCACTCTGTAACTATCTTTAATGTGGTCGGGATAATGTGGTACTGTAACCAAACATTTTAGACCAAAATACTTAGCAACTGCGGATGTGATACAACTCTGAGGCGACGATATACCGGCAGCCGTTAATATCCCACCATTACACTCATTGAGTATATGGTCTAAATTATCGTAGACAAGTTTAGAACATTGGCGGACTTTTCCACCTGAAACGCCTGCAAGGTTGAATTTATCGTCACGCTTGACCAAATAACCTTTATGTTCTTCAATCGGTGTTAATTCATTTGTCCAAGATTGAAAATGTTCTTCACTAAAAGTTGGGAAATTATCAAAGTCTATCATTCATCACCCTGTAACCTTCTTTTTGTAAATAACTTATTGCCCAATCTGTTAGGTCATTTTTTCTTACGCCGTGGGGATGAGAACCAGTCCAAAGTTCCAAGTTCTCAATTCTATTATCATCTCGTATTCCGTTTTTATGATGAACTGTTTCCTTGGATGTGAGAGTCCTACCAATATGTGCTTCCATAACCAAACGATGCTCCAAGACTCGTCTATCTTTTGATTTAGGATGGTCAGGTGCAAATTTCAAAACATATCCTTCTCTTGTGTAAGTTCTATGACCACCAAAAAGTGGATGATTTTCAGTTCCAGCTGTTTCAGGGATTGACTTTCCCATTAGACAGCCACAACTTTTAGATTGATATTTACCAATTAATTGCCAGTTAGGCCTCAAGGCATACATACCACAATCACATTTACAAACCCACCACCATCGTTGAGATTTTTCTACTCTCGTAGAATATAAAACTTTAAGATGGTGAATTCTTTTACCTGTAAAGTCTTTGGTTCTTGGATCTAAACCATCTAACGGAATATGTTCCCAAATTGGTTTTTCATTTCTCCTACTATGATTAAGCCCTCGTTGTAGTGTCTTTTTTACCTTCATAATATTTCTCCATCTTCTTGGATATTATTTCTTCACGATGTTTAGCATAGTAACGCCTTTGACGAATACGATTTTGTTCTCGTATTTCATCGGGCGTTCTATTTAATTTCTTTCTTCCCATATCTATAAATAGTTCGTTAGGAAAAAAATCGTTAGGAAAATTGGAAATAATTAAAAAATATCAAGAAGCGTCTGTGACAGCCACCAAATAATACGTCACATCGTAATCATCTACCTTAAAGTTAATTCTGGACAACCCATCTGAACTTACTTCAAGTGTTGCACTTTCACATTCCTTGTTTGCCGTCAATACATCCTTAAATAGGTTAGCATTAAAAGATACTTTATCAATATCTTCATAGACTTCAGTTTCTACTGGAAGTGTAACTCTGTTCGTATTAATTGACGAGTAACCAATAACCAATTTAGCTTCATCATTTTCAGTAATTACAGTAAATGTATCTGTATCTGGTAATGCTGCTTTTGCACTGATGAACCTAACGATGAAGTTGGTATCAACTTTAATCTTCAACTGAAACTCTGGAAGTTTCTTTAGTGGTGGTGGTTGATTGATAACCGATTTATCCGATAACATGAAATTAACTTTAGAGTGTTTATCTGACACCTCTAATGCAATTGCCTTGTCACCAGCTTGAGTTAGATTGAGTGTTACATCATCATCTAAAACTCCTAACAATTTACTAAACTGTTCTGTATCATATACACCTAACTCGGCATCTTGGAAGGACCAATTAGTCATTGATAATTCACCGAGAAGTGCTTTATCTCCTGTGATAAAACGGGTACTCAATGTATCATCTTTACTGTTTATAACTACCGCATTTACATTGCCACCTAAATGGTATTTGGCAATAAAGCGGGTTAATTTATGTTTGTTCATTTGTTACTCTCCTGTTATTTGTTCTGACGTATATACATATATATCAGATTGATTATTCAAAATTAAAAAAATCTTTCTATACTTTGTGCTTCATCTACTGGTTTACCCCAATCTAAACATTCATAAAATAGATTGAGTTTTTTAGTGAGTGCTCTATCATAGATTTTATCATAATCCATATTATCTTCTATGAATTTCATAATCTCGGGTGGATCTTCATAACCTTTATATGCTACTACTGATAATCCTAATGAGTTATTCTTTAAATATACCCACCGGATTTTATCCCCATTACTTATAAATCCATATTTTTTATCTCGTTTGTAATATCGCAATAAATCATTATAACTTACTGCTGCCCTTACATGGACTGGAATACCGTTCTTCAATACTGTAAATACTGAAGTATTTTCTTTGTCCTTTTTAATATATTTCTTAATTCCCTTTACACCGGTTGGAGAAGAAATATCATCTAAATCTTTTAATCTCATGTTCTTCTTAAATCTGGTTATTCTATGGTCTATCTTATCCCGTGGAACACTTGCTAAAATGTCCTCTAATACATCGTTTAATAGTTTTCTAAATGCCGGTGCGAAATTACTACGTACAGTATCTAATCCCTTTACCATTGTCTTATTTACTTGAACTCCATTATCACTAATGAGTTTCATACCATATCGTTTCTTTGTAATGAATAAACCAGACTTTGCTATAATTTCCTGTTTGATTTCAAATCGGTGTGTGTCTAAGTTACAGAATTTCTTAGCGAAATAGTCGTATGAACCATTTAAGTATTCTTGAACTTCAGTTGCAATTTCATTTATTCGTTGAGTCATCATTACATCACTCAGGCTTTGACCTTTGAAACGGTGGTTAATGAGGTCTACAACTGATAAAAATATAGAATCAGTCAAGTGTCGACGTAGATAATTCTATCAACATCGAGATCTGGCTGCCTCCTTATTTGTTTTATTTTCATATTATAATTTTCCTTATATGTTCTAAAACGGTTTCTTTACTCAAATTCCAATCATTTTCCCAAATTATTATTGGGATATATCCATTATCTTCATAAAAATTTATTTTAATTTCATCATACTCCCAAATTTCATTGGCAACTTTACCCCCTCTAATAGTATGAGTCTCATTATATAACTGCGGATTCATGTGCCAATAATCACCAAAAAATTCTATAATATAATTTTCATATTTACCATCTGCCACATAACACCCAATTCGAACTTCTGGTTGGATCTCAATATTAAGTTCACGTTCTATTTCCTTCATTACAGAAATAGATAATTTTGATTTTGAATTAAATTTAACACGTTTACTTTCAGCCTCTATTTCTGTATATCCATTATGTAACCAATACTCAATTTTAGTTGTATTATAAAGTAAATTCCAAATTTTTCTTCTATTATCATCTGTATAATCTAACTCAAAAAATCATCGGTTTCCAGTAAATCTTTTACTTTTATTTCCATTTTTTTACCATTTCGTATTACATCAACTCTATTGTTTTCATATAACTTTCTAACTTCACCGTTTTCTAATTCAACTTCAACTGGAGTACCAATCTCACTATTATAAAAATGATTTGTTATTTTTGCAGTAAACTTAATTAATTCTTGCCCTGCCGTTGTAACTGAGGTTGCATTTTCTAAATCGTAAAATCTCCAACCCTGAAGTCCAAGAACACCGTACATACTATTAAGTAAAATTTTCTGAATATATTGTCGTCTGTTAAAGTATTCATATTTTTCGTCATTTCCGTCGTCTGCAAATTTCTTAGCTAATTTCCTAAACTCTGATCTTGTATCAAACCACTTGGATAAAATAGTTGGTATTAAACCTGCTTTGTCTGTTTTATATAATATACCAGCACTTGAAATAGATATTTGATTATCATTAAAAAAGTCCTCTAATTCTGTATTTGTTAGTTGGCCCTTCTTCTTTCCATTTAATATGATAGAATGTGTCTTTTTTTTCTTTGATATAAATTCTTTAGCATTCCAACCAACTACCCTTCCAAACTTAGTTTCTGGGCTGATATTCAAACTCATTATTAAATTTGGGTACATACTTGTCAGATCCAAATCTATAACCCAGTCATGTTTACCACGTTGTGGACTTTTTACGTATGCTCCTACGAACTTATTATCTGTATATTCACCCTTTTCTGGTTTGTTTGGTGCTACGATGTTTAATTTTTTCAAATGAGTGAGGATTGCCCCTTCTAAATATCTACTACTGAAATATATGTCCTCATATGGAACATGACCGATATGACAAATACCACGGGCAATATCAATGAAATCTAATTTATCATCCAACTGTTTTACTATTCTAACATCATGAATGTTATATTCCACAAACTTTCTCAAGTCGTTTTCAAATAAATCGTTTAGTGTTCCATCGTAACTTATTTTTGGTGATCCAACTTCAAATTGACCAATGGCATCTAATCTATATGATGGTCTTGACCCAAATGTAAAATCCTTATAGAGTAGTAAGTAATCTAATACACTTACACCTGCTATTTTATATCGTTTCGTGTATTTACTATACATCACCTTTGATATTGGTGATAGATTGTCAGCAACACTTTGACCGAGAACTTTAATTGTTCTGTTGTATAAATATGGAATATCAAACCCATCTACGTTCCAACCTGTAATAATAGTTGGTCGTAGCTCTAAATACTTTTGGTAAAATCTTTGTAATAATTCATACTCTGTTTGGTGACTCTCAACTACGACATTCTTTCCAAATCCTGTTGTGTCTAGTGTCTTATGTTCGTCTAATGCTAAGCACGTATAAACATTACTGATGTTATCCCACATTGCAATAGATGTGATTTTATTTGGACCAATCATTGGGTCTGGAAAGCCCTCTGTTACTTCACACTCAATGTCAAATATGAATATTTTATGTCCAGTAGATGGTTCTTCACTTTGACCGTACATATCTATTAATGTCCGCATTTCAGGATTTACATCACTTTCAAATAATCCTTCTGCAGTCTTATCCCATCTGTATATCTTCTTTAATTTATCACCGTATAAGGATGCAAAAGTTCCATAGTTGTCTCTAACATAAGCATACTTTTTGTATTGTGTTGAAACATATCCGGCTTTGTCGTCCCAAATGTGGACCTTTCCCTTGAATGGTTCTACGAATATATTTTGGTAAATCTTATAACCTCTTTTGTTTAATTGGTATTATACTGTAATAATCTTGATGTGAATATACGACGGAAAATCGTAAAAGTCAAGAATATTCTTGGTCGTCATTAATCACCCGTACCGTAAATTATTTCACATCCAGATGAATCACAGAATTTTTCCACGTCAGCTTCTTCACCCTCGATACCAACAAAACTCAACTTGCCTAGTTTTTTCACCATTTTATTATATGTCTTTTCGTCAATGGCTTCGTATGGCATTTGTCGGTATGCACCGAGTTCGTGGCGTGGTAATAACGATATTCCCTTTAATCTGTATTGGAAATAATTTAAAACTTGTGGTAATTCGGCAGACTCGGTTTCTGGATTAAATGTCGCCGTACAACTCACTTGGTTGTCTGCCCAATGTCGTTGTAGGAATGCGGCTAAATTGAATTGTTCCCATATAGATAAATCACCTACAGTTCTAATTCCCTCACCTACATCAACTGGAACCTCTACTACCATTGTACTATCTTCTGACCCGAATGCTGGTTCTAAATGATAGTTTGCCTTTTTTAATGGTTCGATCAATTCCGATTGTTTGGATAATCTCATCCGTCTTATATAAAACCTACTTTCTGGATAATGCATTCCGGGTGTTGCTCCTACTAACAAAGACACCGTCCCACTCGGTTTTATTGAGCTCAACTTTATACTTCTCGGTACTGCTAACCAATCTGAATACATTTTATCCCATTTTGTAAGTTCGTCGTATCCCTCTTCACACCACAGTTTTAATGTGTTTAATCCATTATTAGTAACAAATTGTGCTATACCACTCATAGATGTACCAATTCGTCTGTTGCGTAACATTACTCTATTAGTTTCTGGCCAATGAGTTTTTCCTAAAGTAACTGTTTTTGCATATAAGTATGCATACTTTAATGTCTTTTTATAATCTTCTAAGTCATCGTGGTGGTGTGGAAATGTCTCTACGAGACAACATAGCTCGTAGCTTTCGAGTGATTGTTCCAGACAGGGATTTCCGCCTGCAACTCTGTGGTCTTTGTTATCGCCACCATTTTTCATACGAGAATATTCTCTCATATTTTCTAACCATGCAATTCCGGGTTCACCATTATCTACTATTCGTTTACATATATCAGTATAATCCATTCCGATTTCTGCAAATACTGAATTATTAGATGTCCAACCAAATTGTTCCCGTTCTGGGTTCTTTTTGTAATTCTTTAAGTCTAAGTATTCTTCATCTGTAGCATCACCGAATACAATTTCTGCTGTATTATGTGATACTATTGTCTCATCTACTCCATTTTCAGGATTTTTAACAAAGAAATGATGTTTATCTTCAACTTCTATGTCCCAAGTTTTTTCAACTTTACCTTCATCAACTATATCCATAATAGTAACGAGTTCAAAATCTTCTAAATTAAAATCTTCTATTCCGTATTTTTCTATCATGTTATCTCCTAATAAACGTCCAGCTTAAAATCAAATCCAAGTGATTTTGTTGCTTCAAATTTTAAATTATTTTTTTCCTTATCGAACTCAAGTGTATATGTGCCTTTCGTTTCAATAATTAAATTATCACCGGGTATATAAAAATCTGGATAGTATCGTCTTTTTTTACCTTCATAGTTATACCAAATCTCTGGCATATCACTCTTTTTGTATAAAATATCATTTTCACTATATCCAGACTGAAATAAATTATCTAACGTTTTATTTTCGTATCCTTGAATTCTAATTCGTTTTCCGGATGGCATAGTATAAAATTTATTTGTATTATAATACCCACTATATCCGTCTAATGCCTTTTCTGCAAATTCTGGGTGATGCATTGGATTTTCTACACCATATAATTCTACCATCCTATCTCTAAATTCTTTAGTTCCAAATTTAAAATAATCTTCTCTACCATACTTTTCAATTATTGTTTGTTTAGCTTTCCTTTTAAACTCATCTGTCTGTGTGTAATAATCAACACCGTATTCACTATTTATAAAATCCATTCTAATTTTTTTATATTCATTAGAATTTACATACGCAGTTGCTCCATATTTTTTTAAATTAGTTTTCATTGTTCTATCTTTAACTTCGGGGATTTGTTGTGCATTGTCTACACCATATCTTCTTTGGAAAGTTTTTATTTTTTTATCAGTTATTTCCGTTTCATTACGCTTTTCTTGTATTTTTTTGATGGAAGTTGGAAATTGCCATGCGTTTTCATACCCATATTTTTCTTTCATTATTTTAGCTTGATGATTGTATCTCATTTTCTTTGCTTTATCACTCCAAGTGCATTTTTTATCACAGTAGAATAATCCACTTTCAATCCGTATCCTATAATCTCTATTCTTTTTTGTTTCATATTCTGTTCCACAAATAATACAATTAACTTTTACAATTTCAAGTGCCATTTTTTATCTCCTATATTCAATAATAACTATAAGAAAAGATAAAAAACATACATTTCCCGACACTATTTTTTCTGTTTTACGAGAAAATCTTTATCTTTATCTATATCTTTAACCATCTTCCATTCAAACCCATTATCTTGATTATAAACTAATAAAGTATGTTTTTCCGTCGCCTCATATTCAGTCCCATTTAAAGTTTTAATTTTTAGGACTTTTTGTTCGCCACTATCAAATGTATTTAAGACTTGTTTATAGCCATCAGCAGTTAAAACTTTATCATTTCTCGTTATTTCTTCCATCTTCTTAAATCCATCTTCAGTAAGAACTTCATACCATTTAGGTAAGCACCTGCGAACATTGCCGGCCACTACACACTTTCCAATCAAATTCATAATATCTACGATTGTGGTAACGGTTATTGGTTCACCTGTATTCTTTTCTAATACTTCACTTACGGTGTCATGGACTTCTTCTAATGGTGTATATCCACTCGCCACACCACCAAAACCTTTTATTGGTTCACCTAGACCTCTAATGAGTGAATAATCAAATTTCATCGGGGCTGTTCCGTGAAAATATGATTCCAATAATAATTCTAAACTCTCTACCCAACCTTCTCGTGTATCTGGTATTTGAAATGTTTCTTCGTTTCTATCTCTATTTATTCCCTTTATTATAATTTCACCAGCACCCTTTACATCAAACCCCACGCCGACACCCAACATTGAGGCATCCATTAAAAATGTGAATGGTTTGGAGTAATCTTGTTTTAGTGTGGAAGTGGAGACGAATGCACAGTTGTTTAGGGCGGCATATAACTTCTTTTCTTCTGTGATAGCAGTTCCCATTGCCCATAAACCTCTGCCTGGTGGTAGAAATTTCATACTCCACATTCTCTCATACATTTCTTGAGCGGAGTTTTGAGCTTGCCATGGATTCCAACCTAATTGATGTTGTTCAATCCATTCCTTTTGCATATTATATGTACCCTCTACAACCCGTTGAATGGTTTCCCACCACCTTTCATTTTTTCCATTTTCCTTGATACGGGAATAGGTTCGCATATACACTAACAGTCCCAATCCATTAAAGCCAAATGGTGGCTTTTTTCTCTTGTATCCGTTTATAAAATTTTCCGTTAAAACGAATTTATCCATAACATTCCTCCATAATTTCTCTATCCATAACTATTATAAATAGTAATATTTATTCAAATCCACCCATGTCTTTGTCAGAATTATACTTATTTGCTAATTGTTTACGTAGATATTCTTCACTATTATCCATTTTCTTTTGAGTTGTTTGACCATCTTGTGTATTTGCTTCAAAAATTTTAATACTACCATTATTTGTATTTATACTAGCTGGAAATGTAATTCCATCAACACCGAATCTGTTTTTAATAACATGGAAACGGCCTGTATTGGCTATCTTATCTTCTACTTTTCTACTCATGGATATAACAAAATCGGCAATCATAACTTTTGCATATGATTCGGCTACTTTACTTGCATCGATGACATCTTCTTCTAATGATGAATTATGTGAATATATACCATTAGCAAAAAACATATGTGTATCTTCAACTGTAATATCAACAGTATCTTCTTCCCCTACCAATTCAATAGAAACAATTTCATCCATTACAAAATCTTCTGGATTTATGTTATGCATTTTCATTTACAAATTCCTTACATTTTTTAACTATATATTTTTCATCCATCTTATAGAAAACATCATCTACTCGTAAAATTTTATACCCCTTACTTTCTAAAATAATATCTCGTTGAATATCAAGATTTCCATCGTGCCAATATTCACAATCAAATTCAATTATTGAATTTCCACACTTGAAATCTGGCATTATAATTTTATTTGGATAATCATTTTCGTGATTTACAAAAAGTTTCTTTATTTCTTTGTAAATAATTTATCACCCACTTTTAATCCAGTTGCAACTGATTTTAATTTACCATACATAACAGGTAAATCGTGATTAGCTGAAATAGTTATCTCTTTACCTGATTTCAATTTAACTTTATATACTGGTTGTTTTTCAACTGGAAAAACTTTATTAACTTTTTTATATCCAAGATGAGTTAGAATTTCATCACCTTCTTTTATTTTTCCAATTTCTATTTCGCCATTTTCAGTTTCTACTTTATCAGTTAAAATATGACACCTATTCGCTTGACTTGCGGTCCAGATGGGGAAGTCGTATTCTCCTGCAAGACCTCTTAAATCTTCATAAATACTTTCTAATACGTGTCGTTTTTCTGTTCCAACACCACGGAGAATATCTGCGTAATCTACTAATACCAAATCTATATTTGTTCCCTGTAATTCTATTTGTTTCAAATGGGATGAAAGTGTCTGGACTGTTGCACCCTTTGTTGGGAAGTATTTAATTAGTAGAGTTCCCTTTAATTCTGCAATTTTCTTCTTGACATCATCTTTATAGTATTTTATATTAGCCGTAGTCACTCCACTAAATACTGTATCAAATCGTAACCCCACGTAATTTTGATTTAATTCTAACGTATAATATACTACATTTAATCCATTCTTTACTGCTGATGCTCCTATTGCTTGTAAAGTCCAACTGTTATGTGATAAAATACCATTACCATAAAAACAATGAATGTCCTCTACTGATATATCATATAAAATGGTTTCTGGCATTTCGTTAAACTTTAATACAGACATATATCCGGTGGTAGACACAATTTTATCACCAACCTTTAAATCTCGAACCTTTACCCAGTCACCGTCATATAATTTAAGTCTGTGATCCCAACTACAACGTAAAGATCTATTGTGAGATTTAAAATAAACTCTAACATTTTTTAGGAACTCAGTTCGTTGTAATGTTATAATATTTTTATATGCGTCCGGTGTTTTAATTAATATTTCAAATGGCAATTCATATTCTACATTTTGAACTTCTGGTATTCCTATTTTAGAAAATAAAGTTTTTAAGTTTATGGTTTCTAATACTTGTTTTTTAATAAATCCATCATTATCAAAAAATTTCCAAGCTGATGTCAATTTCTCTAAACCATATGAATCAATTAATTTTATCTTATCCCATGGATCATACCATTCAGTATCACCATTTTCAATTAACTTTCCAAGTTTAAAAAATGCAATGTCAATTTTAGTACACCCACCAACACATTTTCCAATTCCGGCTGGGGCTACTACTACTCCTAATTCACCCGATCCTAAACCACCATCCATTATTTCATCTATGGTTTCCCAACCAGTTTTTACGGTGTCTCTAGCAGAGTTAGCAAGTCGCTCTTCTATACCATCAATGTATTCATGTCCTAATTCTCTGTCACCACCAGCCTTCATTGCGTCATCTATGAGTTGCTTTATCTCATCATATTTACCGATTTCTAATAAATCAACACTATCCATTATTGCTGCTTTAATAACTTGATTTTTACAGAACTCTAATGTCTGTTCTTGTATAAATGGTAAATCAGTTGATTCTATATATCTCCAACTTTCTTTTAGATTTTCTACCACGGACATCTTTAGAATGTCGTTTTCTATATCGTCTATTTTTACCTTTAATACTTCTAATGTAGGACCAGTTTTATACTCAAAGAAATAATCTCGTATTGTTTTTGCTAAAAACTTATTCGCATCAGAGTCGAAGTATGATGGTTCTAATATATCTGATATTGTTTGGAGGAACTTTTTATCACCAAGTAGTGATGATATTATTTTACATTGAAATGTTTTACCAAACTGTTGTAAAGTTGAGTGTTCACTCATTTATTTTTTTCTCTATAATGTATGTTTGTTTTATAATATATATCCATGGAAATAATCAAAACCAATGATTTTATTACCAGAAATTCTGATGTTGATTTCTATTTTTATCAATGACACCAAACTTGAATAATTTTTCTGTCGTAGCATGGGTATTTGTTGTATTCATTGAATTCGTGATATTCTTTTCCCAAATGCAACCAAAATCATCTGGGGCATTATATTCAGAAATAAATACATCATGTCCAATGTTAGTCATTTCTCTACACCATTGCCAAAAATTATCATGATCAAAGTTTTTAGAAGTCAAATACTGTTTTGTATTTTTATATGGTGGATCACAATATATTATACTATTATCTGGAATATTCATAACATTGTAATTACCATCTACAAATTTAATATCTCGTATTTTATCAATTTGGGATTCTACATTCCGTATTTGTTCATTAATATAATTACGTCCAGTCTTTCCAGCCGAATGTCCACTGTATCCACCATCAAAAAATCTACCATTATAAGAAGCCATCCAACCAATCCAACCAATCATAAAATCATCAAATTCTATATTAGTGTTGTTATTAAATTCAACCCGTGCCTTTGAATATAATTCTTTACTAATAGTATTTGGTCGTTTTTTATTATCACAAAGACCTTTCCACATGGAAATTAAATATTTATTTTTATCGGAAGCCAATCTTTTACCACCGGCTTTATCTATAGTATTCAATCCACCACAAAAAGGTTCAACATACCATTGATTATCGGTTCTGTTTTTTAAAATGATAGGAAGTATATACTTTGCTATCCTATTTTTACTGCCCATATATTTCATTAAAAATATTCGTGTTCTACTAAATTATGAGGATTTTTTGCATTCTCGATTCTAGCTTCCATTATTTTAAAATACTCTTTTTCTCTTTCGATAAGTATGTAGTTCCTTTCTGAAAACACACAAGCAATTCCTGTTGTTCCACTTCCTGAAAATGGATCTAATACCACATCACCTTTACGACTACCCAATGTAACTAAATAACTCATTAAGGTTACGGGTTTTACTGTTGGATGAATATTATTTTCCAATCCACTATTCTTTTCAGATTTACTCGCCTTTGGAACAATTAAAAATGGAAATGTCCGTTGTATTTCTTCTGGTAATTTCTTAACCCTATCTTCCCACCAAGCATCTAAACTATAATATCTACTAAAATCTTTTTCTAATATATCATCACTTATTAATAGGTTTGCTGCAAATCTACCGAGTGGTGATGCTTCTGCTGTATCATTATTCTCTGACTTAAATCCACTTGTCTTAAATACATTATCGTCTGCTCGTGGTTGTCGTTTAGTGGTTTTTGGTTTTTGATAAGTTTCACTCGGGTTTAATTGTTTCATATCACCACTAAGAAATGTCTTTCCACCTTCATTTACTTTACCGATTGTTTTTGCACCACCGAATGACTGTTGTTTTTCTACATATTTATCGTAATCACTTTTAGATTTTCGTGATGGTTGATTTCCCCTTGATAATCCTTCTGCGTCAGTATCAAAGTTTTTCTGACTACCTACATTATCCTTATTGTATTGTTCTAAATCTTTACTAACAGGTTTCTTAAATCCATAATTATATGTTCCACCATATTCTTTAGCATATACCGAACCTTCTTCTATGGAACTTCTTTCTGTAAATCCTTTTCTATCACTTTCATATTGTTCTGTATCACTCATTCCTGCAAATGGTATTCTACAATTATCCAACCAAGTGATCCCTTTTTGATTATCAAGTGCTTGGTCTAAATAACCTTTCTTCTCTAATGGTTTCATTGCCACAATCACGACTTCTACTGCTGGTTTTGGTTGATATCCTGCATAACTTCCATCAAGTTTCTTGGCTTCGTCTGACTTTGGTTCTGTTATATAACTTTCAACTCTTGGTCTATTACTTACAGTTTCACCACTCCAACCATCTTGACCTGTGTTTTCATCTCGGCGGATATCCGCATAAGTTCCTTTCTTTTTACCAATTACTTTCCGTTCCTTACCTAATCTTTTATCAACTGCCTTACCAATATTCATAGCCTTTGGAAAACCTGTAGCGTATGTCCAATAGATAGGTGAGAAACCAATTTGAAATCCAACTTCCTCTAACATTTGAACCATTCTGTATTGAACGTCACTTCTTGGAGCACTCATTACGAATGCAAATCCACCTGGTTTCAATACTCTCAATGACTCTTCAAATATCTCTTTAGGTGGCAACGTCTTATCCCAAGACTTACCCATAAATCCATAGCTTAATTCAACCATACGGTGGATCTGTACATAACAAATCTACCGTATGATCGGCAATCTCCTTTAATTTTTCTATACTATCTCCAAGTAATAATTTACTTTCCATAATATTCATGTCCCCCTGGAACTTTGACTTTTTCCAATTATCATTTTCCATCATTTTTTTGATGGATTTTTTACTCATTATTCTCCAACCATCCATATTGAAAGTTTTTATCACTTCTCCCAATAATTTCATCTGGTCTATACTAAATGCATGACCACGAGTTCTATTACATAACTCACAACACACAACACAATTTTCTTTAATATGCCCTACATTATTATCTATTCTATCAAGTCCAAGAGTTTCTCTTTCACCACTTCCACAATAATAACACATTAAATCATTTTCCATAATCTCACACATTTCATCAAATGTAAAATCTACTTCATCTCTTTGCCTATAACTGTTATATTTCCGTTTCCATATGTGTTTATATTTTGACCAACCAGTACCTTCTCTCATCGGTGCAGTTAATCCTAATGATTGACCTTTATTTCTACATTCAACACTACAGAACTTTTTCCCATCGGCATGAGATGGATATACTTTACTTACTTTACCACATAATTTGCACTCTACTTCTACTCTACTATCTTTCCCTTTATTCCACCCAGATCCCTTTTTTAGATTTTCCCAACTTGAGTTATATGTCTTTCTTTTATCTTCATTTCCCATTATTTATCTCCTATATTATTTATTTATTCTTTCATCAATAAATATAGGGAAATCTAAAAAATAATCAACTTTTTTCGTATTATTTTACTGGTCTCCATATAACCGTCTCCGTTTATCTTCTCTTTGTTTTTGTCGTTTTTTCTTTAAGTAACGATCCTTTGCCTGTTGTAATATCTTATCTTTGTTGCGTTGGTAGTGTTCCATCTGCCACTTTTTTTGAGCATCTTTTAACTCGTCTTTTGTTTTGTATATTTTCTTTCTACCCATTACTCAATTTTGCAAATCTGTTTAACTTAGACCAGCATTGTGTGAACCAACTTTCAAGGTTCGGGATAGTATGCTGCATCTGATCCTGAATATACATTTTCTGGAAATTCATTTTTGCGGTCTCTGTTATTTTACCATTCACTATATTATTTATTTTCAATTTTACTTGACCACTAATATCTACTTCATCTAACTGCATCAATTTATAGTTTAATCTTAATTTATCTTCACTATTTGTAACATTGTCGTATATCTTTATACCTTTATTGTCCGATGCAGTTTTCAGTAAATCACCTATAGATACATCTACATTTTCATCTAATAGTTGTGGAAATCTCTTTATTGCAGTTTTTAATCCTACTCCCATTACACCAGGTATATTATCCGATTTATCACCTTCTAATAATCTATATGTAAGAAAATTATTTGCACTAATCTCATATTCTTCTTTAAGATTGTCTGGTTTATAGAGTTTCTTTTTAGTTGGACTCCAAACTGATATTTTATCATTCACGAGTTGTAAAAAGTCTTTGTCGGTGGACATAATAACATGATTACTTTCAGGAAGTAATTGTTTTGCAATATATGCCATAGCATCATCTGCTTCTATATTATCTACTGAAATGATTGTTACTGGTAGTGTTTCTAAATACTCAGCCGTTCTACTTAATTGCATCATCATTGACTGCCTTTCATCATCCAAGTTTTCAAAACTATCAGATCTATTTAATCTAATTTTAGTTTTTCGTTGTGCCTTGTAGTCTGGAAATAACTTTCTTCTTCTTGTTGATCCACCTTTTCCATCAAATACTATAATGGTTCTGGTCGGACTCAATAGTTTTATTGCATATCCAAGTGATTTTAGAAACCCTGAAATTCCCCCGACATGAACGCCGTTGGTATTTGTAGTCGGAATAACTGAAAAACATCTAATAAATAAATTAAGACCGTCGACTAATAATATATTCTCGTTTGGATTTTCAGTATTTCCTTCTTCACCACCATGTTTTTTTATCTCGTCTAATATAGACAAATATCTTTTATTACTCAATTTATATTCTCTTTATTTAAAACAGGAAAAGTGGGTATATATCTATTTATACTCTAACATATACATCGTTATCATCCTATAACCAAAATAGTTACACACCCATTTTTTCACTGCTACCCCAAGTAGATTTTATGACTTATAGTCTCTACTTGAACAGGTTAAATTAATCTACACCATCTAACTCATTTGTGTATTCTACATCATCAATACCAAGTTCTGCTGTTTGATATTTTAAAATAGACACACCACAAATCAGTTCGTATAAATGTTCTTCAAGTCCATCAATTTCTTCTAACTTTTGTTTAAAGTCTTTTGATAGAAATTTGATTTCATCGCCTTTGTATTCAATAGTATACCAGGCTCCTCCAGATTTAACAAGTTTGTGATCTTTAAGAACTTGTAACCAACTGCCCTTATCATCAATTCCACTATCGAAAAATAAATTGAAGTCGGCATGTCGAAGTGGTGGACCTAATCTGTTTTTGATTATCTGTGCCCTACATTTCATACCTAATACGTTCTTATCTTTGTCTTTGATTTGACCCATATTCTTGAGACGAATACGAGTAGATGCGTGAAATGGTAATGCTTTACCACCACTTGTAGTCCAAGGATCACCAAACATTGCTCCGAGCTTTACTCTCAACTGATTAGTGAACACGAGAGCAATTCTCTCTCTACCAATCATTTGTGTAATTTTTCTCATTGCCTTTGAAATGATGATAGCCTTACTTGTAGCCCAACCATCTTTTTCAAAATCAGCTTCCATTTCTACTTTTGTGGATGCTCCAGCTAAACTATCTACGAGAATAGTAACCAATCTATCACGGTCTGATTCCCGTATTTTTACTATAATACTCTCAATACATTCAAATATATCTTCTACTGTTTCCACATGAAGATATAACAAGTCTTGAACGTTTACACCAATGGTTTCTAACCACTCTCTACTTACTGAAGTTTCTGTATCTATGTATACTGCCAATCCACCCTTTTGTTGAGTTTCGGCTAATAGATGAGATCCGATAAGTGATTTGCCTGATCCTTCTAATCCGTTAATTTCTGTAATTCTACCGACAGCAATTCCACCATGTGGTCGGTTTGAAATTGCTAAATCTAATGTAGATGATCCAGTTGAAACGAACTCTTTAATGTCCGTTGGTGTTGCGTTTGACCCATCGAGAAAGTAAGCAACTTTTTGTCCCTTGAATTTCTTGTTTAGAGTATCAGCGAGAGCGTGAGCTAACTCGTCTTTTACTGCTACAGACATATTAGTCTCCTAAATTTAGGCAGTGGTTGTATCCGGCTTTTAAACAATGTGTCGCACGTAGTCGGTTTTATTAGCTACTGGCTTCAACAACCACCACAAGTTTACTTACTTATTGAATAAATCGTCGAAATCATCACTTACATTAGAAGTATTACTTACTGCACTTTGAATTGTAGAAGATGCTGGTTGTGAAGCTTCTGTTGAAGTTTCTTCAGTCTCCCCATCTTTTGGGCTTAACCAATCTTGAAGTGCCTCTGTAAGTTCATCATAACTTAATTCGTTATATACTTCACGAATGTCTTTTTGATCTTCAAGTAAAGTAGTTAAAACTTTCTTATCTTCTGTGATAGGTGTTTGATTTGGCTTTACTCGAATAGATGTTTTTGGAAACGAAGCTCCAGTTTCTTCAGCTGTCTTGAATTCCACTACTACATCGCGACCATTTACGGTATCACTAATGTCACCATAATCTGGGTCTGCAATGATTGAGAGTAATTCTTGATAAACTGTTTTACCAAAACCCCAAAACTTTGAACCTTGTCCTTCTTCACCACGAACTACTACTGGAGCGAAAGTTCTTAACTTTGCTTCCAATTTTTTACCAAGTTTCCAATCTTCACGATTTCCACTTGATTTTAGTTTATCTGCGAATTCTTCAATCGGATCTGGGCGACCAAATGAGATTGGGGACAAAAATGATTTGCCACCTAAGTCATAATGAAAGAATAGTTCGATGAATGGTGTTTCTGAATTTAGTTTATATGGAAGAATTCTGATTTGAGTTTTTCCAGGTTGAGGTTTCCACAAGTTTGTAGTTCTTGTATTTGAGGTTTGTAGCTGGTTTAATCGTTTGCGTATTGCATCAATATCCATTTGTTTTTCTCCTATTGTTTTATTTATTATTTGTTATTTGCCAGTGGTATAACCCTTGACAATAATATATATCATGCTCTTTAATAAAAACATGATATATTTCTATTATTTATTCTGCCGTAACATTTTTTGCTACTTCACCTTTTTGTCCTTCACCGATTTCAAACTTGACTTTCTGACCCTCTTCTAAGGTTCTAAACCCATCAGTTTTAATTTCGGAAAAATGGACAAAATAATCTTTGGTGTCGCTTGATGTTGTGTCGGATATGAAACCATATCCTTTTTTAGCATCAAACCATTTTACTGTACCGTCATTCATTTTGTATTTCCTGTTTGTTATTAAAAATTTACTTACAACTATATATATACCCTAAATTTACCAAAAACAATTATTTTTTATTATGAATTAAATCTAATGCCAATGAATGTGAAAATCTACCAGCTTTTGGACCACCGTTTACCTTTCCATCACTTTCACCTGGAACCTTTACCCATAAAAATGCATCAACTAATTCATCTCCGGTGTTAGTAGTTGGAAAATTTCCTATTGAACGTCCGTATGGATTAAAGTGATCTCGTATTGCACCGTTTCCGTTTCGTGAAGTGTCTATAATGAAATGTTTACCCTTTAATCCCTTACTTATAGACTTTCCATATTTAAAACAGGTGGGAGTTGCATAATAATTACTTACATTTATACTAAATCCAGTTATTTTATGAATATCACACATTCTTAAATATGATATTGATTTTGAGACTGAAAGCCAACCTGGATTTCCTATGTCTAAATATATTATTGCATTTGTTTTACTCAATAACTCCACTGACTTTTTAATTAATCGCAATCTTTGTAATCCATCATATAATCCCATATCTTCCATGTGTGGAATACAGTCTGGTTCGTATATTACTATTGGTTCTCTATCTCCAAGTGCATCACAAAATTCACTTATGAACTTTAAGTATTCTTTATCACTATCTGCACCACCTTTTGAATGATGTCCTAAATCTCTGTTTGGTATTGAGTATATTACTAATAATGGTAGATATGGGTCTGCTCGTTTTAACAGTCTTTGTATCGAATTTTTCGTTTTTCGTATTGTTCGTTTTGGACCCACTCCGAACCAAAATGCTGTTGGTTCTCGTGTTATTTCTTTGATTTGTGGATATTTTATACAGACTTGTTTTCTGTTATTCCACTCTGGATAGTAAAACCTATAATTCACTTTTATTCGTTCCAGTCGTTCTCCCACGTTTCTACATCTATGATTTTATGTATTTTAGTGTGAATGATGTTTAGTCCTTCATTATTTACTAACAATAACTGATTTTGATATTCCGACCAATCTACTGTAAATCTTTTGTCTAATACTCCGTTGTTTTTTGATCGTATAACTTCATTTAAACTATTGATTGTGTATAACGTATTAGTTTGTTTTTTTCTGTGCAATGATATTGTATCTGTTCCTTCTATAAAATTATCTTTATTTTCTTCTATATTGTATGTGCAAATTAATGAAGTGTGATCACTTTCATTAGTGAATACATAAATTTTATTGAACACTATATCGTGACATTCTATGATTAGACTTACAGTGTTAGTAAGTTTGTCGTGTTTAGTGAATGTGCAGAGTAGTTGAGTCCGTTTCATTATTAACCAACACGTTCTTTGTGATTAAAAATAAAGACCCCACTATTTCCATAGGATTGTTCAATCTTAGTTTCAATTTGTACTGATTTAGATTTATCTGAATTTCCAGCTGTAATACGTAATGACTTCTTACTTCCATCTATTATAATTGGTGCCGGTATATTTTCGTCACTGCAATAATGATTTTCATCTCGTAATTCCACATTGGATGTTTTCTTATTTCCTATGACATGAATTAATTCAATAGGATTACCATTTTCATCAACTGAATTACACCCGTGAATTTCTTTCCAAAGGTCTTTTAATTCATCTTGGGTCATGTTTTTTAATTTATTAAATAACACATCATGAACTTTTTGTTTATATTCTTCTTTTTGATCTGGATCTGAAAAATCCCATCCCTTTCCATCATTATCGTTTATTTCTTCAAATTCATTCTGAAGTTTTTCATCATTAAATATTAGTTTCCCCACTGCGCCTATACCAGAATTTTTGATATTTATAGACGATGGGTTATTTCCAGCCTTCATTGAAATTCGTATTAAAGTTCCATCTTCAAGTTCTACCACTAAATCTGTCGGGTCTTTTTTTGCATTGCCGGACGCTGATAAAGATGTTCCCACTACCCTTACACTTTTAACTTTTTTACCTTTAAATCTATCATCTAAATATTTTTTAATTTTAATAGCACTATTACGGTTTATCTGTTCCATTGTTGACATTTTCCCACCGGCATTCTGGAATTTTTTACTTACATCGGAAAATTCGGTATCTTCTGGGTCTGATTCTAAATCATATATATTTCTAAGAGCAACAGCCGTCCCTGCTTCATGTACTCTTCCGGTGTAGGCTGCAACTCGTCTGGATGATGAATATGTATCAAGTTTTGGAAAAGTGTCATCTAACTCTGTATTATTATACATAAAATCCCACATATGTCTTGCATCAGTATACTCTGCAAATTGTTTTCTAATCCCTGGAGTTAATTTATCAGCATTAAAATAAATTTTCCTACCTTTTTGATCAGGATTGTCTGTGTTTGTTGTTATATAATCAGAATCAATTAATGCTTTACAAATTTTTACTTTTTCTTCATCTGTAGTTTTCTCATCAAAAAACTTTCTAACCATTAATACAGCATCTCTACTTCTTTCTTGTCTGTGCTTATTTTCTGGTAGATTATCAGTCTCTATTTCAATATTTGCATCATCTAATCTATCATTAATTGTTTTTCTTTTGGATTTTGATTTATTTTTATCTACTTGATCTTGAGTTGCGTAAGTTGGAAGTGTATCTGATTTCTTTGTCAAAGGACCAATTTTATCCCCGTCTGTGAACCAAAATCTTGGTGTACCGGCTGCAGTTGGTGGGGCAGATATTGGACCCCCACTATCTCTTTTTTCTCTCAAATTGCCAATAAACTCATTCGTGGCATTCTCATTCCAACCGAACAATAATAGTGATTCCCGTAATAAAGCAAGGTGTCGGGGGTTCGTGAAGTTTGGTGAACCATCTCCACATTTATATGCAAAATCTTTTATTATTTTATCCCAATTTTGATTCATAACTTCTCCGTTATATCTTCCATTTCATTATAGTTTAATCCTTTACTTACTGATGTAGGGAATGTTCCATTACTCTCAATAATCTTTTTTACTTCTCTCAAAAATTCCACTCCATCATTTAAATTATAATCTATAAGAAATGAATCGTATGAATATAATATTAATTTACTTTTATACTCCCTGATGAATGGAATCAACTTACTTAACATATCAACATTTGCCTCGGTTTCCAAATTCTGCAAAAAATAGTTAAACAATTTATTCCGATTCATATCAGATAAATTTTTTCTATATATCTTCTTACTATAAATATAAGATTTTATAAATTCTTTGTTTTTATACTCTTTCCACATTTCGTTTATAAAATCTGAAACTAATTTAAAAAATGGATTTGATTCTATAACCTCTATTGGGGTGTGTCCATATAAGCATTGAAAAGTTAAAATTTTACTCTCTTCTCTATCAACTCCATAATATTTTCCTAAATGTTCATATACATCTCCACTAAATTTATATCCAAGCATATCTGCAATAAGTGATGGATGGTAGGCTGAATAATCATATTCTACTAATATACCATTTTGGAATCTACTGGTGAATGGTTCTCTTGAGCCATCTGACTTGTTTAGTGCTGCAAAGTTAATTCCGCCAAATCTATTGGATGGCCTACCAGTTGAAGTATATGGATTATACTCACTATAAATGATTTCGTTATTTCGGTTGAGGCCGGAAGATTCAATATATGTCAAATTATCTATTAAGTCATCATTATAATTTTTGTTTATTAAATTACCCTTATATGACTCCAACTTGCTTACTAACTCACGACAGTACTCCAAATGGTGGAGAATGGGGATGATCCTGTTGATGTTTTTATGTTTATAGTATTTTCTATGGAAATAGTCGTGAGAAGGCGTAGTAATTTCAGTAATATCTAATGGGATATTATTACTCATATAATAGTTCATATTTAAGTCTATCACATTTTTTAAAGGTAAAATGTGGTTCAACTCTTTCTTATTATATGTGTATTTTACTGTGTCTGTATTTAATTGAGTGAGTAGGTATTTATCAAGGTTGATGGCCTCGCTATGATTGAATGGAAGAATGTAATCTTCATCTTCAATTTTAATGTATAGAAGGCAAAGAGAATTATCAAGTGGATGTTTATTTACATCATCTAATACTGGTATTATTATACAACTTGATTTCTCATATTTTTCTATAAACTTACTAAACTCATTTTGAGTTTCTACTATAACCATTTTTTCTTATTCTACGTCTAACTATTCTATGTCTCCAATAACCAAGTGTCCATCCTATAAATAGTAATATTGCGATAGAAAATCCAATTAAATTAAATTGATCCGATTCTAATACTTTCCACATGAATAAAGCTGCTGTGGCAAATTGAATATAAAATTGTGCCATATCCAATTGTCGTAATTTATGTTTCATTCTCTTCCCTTATTTTTGTTCCACTTATTTGTTTAATATCTTCTGGTGGTATGTGTTCTATAACATCATACCCTACACCACGACCATAATTTATACTCTCTATATCTGGAACAATCAATAGTTTGATTTTACCATCTATAATTTCATCTTCAAATTCTGTAGTTAAATTGTATAATATTTCTTCTGCTGTAAGTGGGTTGTTCTCATCCAACTCACAATCTCGTATCATTATCAATACATTTTTATCTTTATCTAATGCTTGATTCCATAACCATCTATGACCATCATGTATTGTTTGCCATCTTCCTATAAACATTGAGTATTTCATTTATACATTCCTCTACTGTTAATTTTCCTGTATCTAAATCTAAATAATTTTCATTTGGTTCAATATAATGATCAACGAAATAATTTTCCCTACCTCGTATTTCGTCTGTGTGTAAATACACTTCTAATACAGTAGTTTTAGATTTAAATTCTTCTCTCTGAACTTTGTATGGGGATACCAATGATACTACTGGAGTAAAACCTTTACTCTCCATAAATAGTGCCAAATTCTGTGCAAGTTTTATATTAGAAACTCTACCTAAATAACTATAATCTTTATTATCCATTAAATCACGTAAATCATCTCCATCAATATGGATTAATTTTTGGTGATCTAATATTGAAATAAATTCTTTTGCTAACGTAGTCTTACCTGATCCGGGTTGACCCGTGAACCATATTATCATATTCTATAACCCTTATTTAACTATATATATCAAATAATTATTTCAAATTACTTAATTTCTTTTGCAATTCTTCTTCTGGTGTTGATTTTTCACCTTCATAAAATTCTAATGGATCTATATAATTTATAATGCCACGTAGAGTTTTATCCGCTTCTTCTAATGCTTTATTATTCTTTAATAATATGTTTTCTTTTGATCCTTGTAATTGCCATTGAACTGAAACTTTTTTGTAAAAATCGGCTTGTAGACCAAAACTTGCTTTGGATATTTCAAATATTTTATCATCGGGGTCTAATTTGTATTGAGCGAAATATCTGGTTATTGATTGTTTCTTTTTCATTACTTTGGTTAGTGTTATTTGGTGTGGGTTTAGGTAGTATTCTCTGGTTAGTGATCCTTTTGCATTTTTGTATTTACTAAATAAAGTTGGATTTTTAATCCTAACAATTTGATTATTTCTGTAATCGAAATAGAATTCTTTTTTGTCCGAAGTATACACAATTTTATATTTTGTATTTTCTCTAACCGGTATTATATCATTATCAGAAAAACTTTTACCATGATAAAATTCAAATTTTTTTGTTGCCCCATCTCCCCAAACTATTCGTTCATATTTACTTTTCATACTATTTTCCTATTATGGATATGACCAACCGACCTGTACGGTTGCCGGTTTGCCATCCCAATTTGGATATTTTGATTTCAACGCAGATATAATAGTTCCTTGAGGAATTCCAAGTCCTTTTGCCATAGATGAAATAGTATAATAATTTCCCTGTCCTGATCCAAATCCAGTAGATAATGATGTTCTTATTGTAGGAGTCAATACACTTAATTCTTCCATAGATTTTGCCTTGTAAGTTTTACCACCAAATTGGAAATATTGTCCAACGGCATCTTCTCCGGCCTGTTCTATAAAAAATTTATTTGCGTCCAGTACAGTATCACCATTTTCTGGAGTAAATTGTTCCCCTGTATATTTACCCAAATCATCTATACTACCATCTGCTATAATTTCTGCTGTCCATTCACTTTGAGACTCCTTAATAACTTCCTTCATTTCACCTACAGTCAATTCAGAAAATCCTGCACTATCTTTTATTACCATACCATTTGCTAGCAATTCAGATATTCTTTCTTGGGTAAATGGTTCACCAGTTTGTGGATCAATACCCTTTGGATCAAGAACCACATTCTTCGGAATTAACCTATCATCTAATATAGAATCCACAGCCTTTACTCTAATCTGACCTTTAATAGAAGTAGTCCAACCACTACTATCTATTTTATGTCCTACGCCAACCATCTGGAACACTGCTTCTTCTTTATATCTCTGTGCTAAATATGAACTGTGAAATGAATTTCCTGGAAACATACCACCTGTTCCATCTATTTCTAATTCAAATTCTATTGGAATAAGCGGTTGTATGTTTTTACCTATGCCATCCTCATCTCCACGCAATAATGATTGTAATATTGTTAAAACTTCTGGTTTCAT